TAGCCCGCGAGCCAGTCCCATCCCGGTGTTTTTGCGCGCCAGTTCCGCCACACGCTTCGGTGACCATCCGCGCACAAGCGCCTGCAAAAGCAGGTCCTGCCACTTTTTCCGAATTTGCGGGCCGATTTTGTCAAATAAATTCGACAGCGGGGAGCCGTTCCCCAAATATCCAATCTGGTCTTGCAAGGCATCCTTGGCAAGCGTTGTGATAGATATAAATTCCTGAATTGATTTGCGCAGCGCCGGGTTTTTAAGTCCCGAAAGCTGGACATCAAACGCGGCGCGCATCGCCTCCTCGCTCTCATTTAAGCCGACTTCAGCGGAAATAGCCTGCAACTCTTCAGCCGCGCTGGCGCCGCCTTTTGCCCATGCTCCTATTTCTTCTTCCACCTGATCCAGTAAAGCGCGCAAACGTCGGTCTTGAAATAAAATATTGGGCGTTGATTCAATACCAGCGACTCTCTCGCGCTCGTAACGCTGCATATTAGCATTGAGCGCAACCAGCAGACGCTTCCATATCTCGCCATACTCTCGCACAAGGCGATTGATGGCGGCTTCCTCTCTTCGCTCAAGAGCCGCCATGTATTCATCGTGAATGCCTTGCAATGTTCTCATGGGTTTTGTTTATTCCGAGGCTCGACCTGATGCGGATAAACAACCAGAGCGCCGCTCGCCGAATTTAGTTCGGCCAGCGTCACCTTGTGAACCATGCCGCGTTTGACAATACAAAGGGTCCCCGTCGCCTGGTCAAACTCAAACAAAAGCCCGCCCAGGACCTTTGATTTGACGCGCACAATGGTTTTATTGTTGCTGTCCATTTCTTCTCTCCAAAGCCGTGAGCAGCTTGTCCGCCGCATCCTGATTTGTGGCCGCGTCCTCTTCGGCCCACGCGTCAATCTCCAAATCAGAATATCCAATCTCCCGGAGGTTTTGATGATGTCCAACGCCTAGAGTTTGCTTGGAAATTGCGTTGTCCAGAATCTCGGTCTCGTCCGGCGGAATAATTGGCTTGGCCTTAAATGAATGGTCAAAGCTTCCGTCATCAAACGAGCCTATTCCGGTAAATCCATCCAGCTCTGCATTTGCGCCCATCGTAAGCGCCATCATGTTGGCGCGGGCCAGGGCGTCCTGCATATTCCCGCGCGCTTCGTAGATTCTGGCAAAAGCATCCGTCAAAAGCAAGCGGGCCGCGCGACCACTCAGCTCGCCCTTTGCCTCTCGCAACGAGGTATACGCCAGCTCCGGCACGTCACGCTCTATTTCGGAAATCTGCGCATTTAGAATATCAAGGGCCTCCCGCCACGCAAGTTGCGGAACAATCGAGGTGAGCCTTGAATTTCCGGGAAGGGACAGTAAAACCTCGTCTCCAAGAGTAAGTTGCCCCGGCGTTTCTTTTGTGGCCGCGATTCCGCCTACGCTGACCGGGGCCAGCGGTCGGCCCGTCAGCGCGTCAACCGAGTTGGCTTCCAGTGCCCAGGTTGACTTGTTGTGCCTGAACAGCATTTGATGCAGGCGCGTAGCCATGCGGTTGGCCTCATCAATTTTGTCCAGCGCAAGCGAATAAACGCCTGCTCCGTACTGCTCTCCAATGTCTCGTAATTTGGCGTGAACAAATGGAACAAAATCAATCCCAAAATCAGCCAACGCGCGTTTAGCATCGGGCACGCCCAGATTACGCAGGGGCGCATCTCCTTTGTCGTGCGCCCACACGGCATACACGCCATCGCCGCCATCTGCGGATTTGCTCCAGTATTCAGTGCGTGTTTTCTGAACAGGGACCTCGCCGAGATATTCCACCAGCGGCGTGTCTCGGCGAAGCGCAGTGATGTAACCACGCTCATCTACCTCAAAGTCTGTTATTTCCTGCGGTTCAATGTTTTGTAAATAGGGTCGTCCGTCAGGCTTCTGGCTTACCTTGCAAAACCAATTCCCGTACATCGCGGCCCACCGCGCGGCGACTTGTTTCCCGCCATTCCAATTTGACCACCCCCATACCTGTTCAATTGGACGAATAATCGCCCCATTTTCTGCTTCAATTTCAAACGCTGAATCTATCGTCCCCGGCCACAGCGTTGAGGCGTATACCTCGACGGCCCGCATCGCTGGATTGCGCAGCGGCTTCATTGCCTCACGCGATGCGCCAACACCGCGCGCGGCTAGAACAAGATCGTCATACAGGCCATTGTTTAGGTAGTAGCTTTTGAGCAAGTCAAAATAACCACGCGGGCCATCGCTGGCCGCCAACCTTTTACCTGCAACTCTCTGAGCCGCCAAGTTGCGATTTTGGGGGGTAATCCAATTGCGCGCCGCGGCAAAAACTCGGCTTATTACGTTCATTCCTGCATTTCTCCTTGCGCGGCTTTTCGCGCCTGCCATCCCGCGGCCAACAAGTTCTCTGTAAACAAAACCAGTTGCGAAAACGCGTCAACCTGGTCTTTGTAGACACTGCCGGGGAAATTAAACAACTCATCTTCAAAGTCAACCAGCCAGCGCGCCTGCTCGCCCGGATACGGAAGCCATACGCTGCCGTTTGCGCACCACACCGCCGCCTGCTGCGCGCGAGTTTCCTTGTCCCCACTGGGCTGGAATGGAACGAGCAGGGGCTTTAGCCAGTCCTCAGCAGACGCGACAAGTGTTTGATACGCGCTTGTTCCGCTGGCCTTGTCTTCAATCAGAACGCCGCGCAGCTTGCCGTCACTGTTGTATTGCCGGGCCACCGCCGATATTGTCGGGGGAAGCTCTGGAAACTGAAGACGATCTCTCCACACGTGACGAATAAATAGGCGGTAGTCCGGCATTAGCTCACCAATCACATCTGCGCTGTAGGCGTTGTTTTCCTCGTCCTTCAGGGCCGTGTCCCAGCTTGCCCATCTCGCTACACATAAGCTGACATGGCGCGGGTCAGTCGCGTCATATCTCGTGTGACGCCACCATTCGCGCTTGAACACCGTCCCCTCCGGTGCAGTAGGCACGCCTTGATATGTGGCATTCCACACCTGCGACATGGTTGAACCTTTGAGATCAAGAATTTCGCGCAACGGCTTATGCTCCGGCCACAACGCAGGGCCGTTGGAGTGAACCAGAAAGCGAGTTTGGGCGCTCACGAAAACACCTCCGCCTGCGCCACTGGCTCTCCGAGCTTTTCGTATTTCCAGTCATCTGGATAAAATAAATTGGCGTAAAAATCTGCGCCCTCTCCAAGCAAGGGCGTATGGCAAACAACCCAGCCCGGCTCTTTTCTGACACGCGCTATCAAATCGTCGTGATGCCATGTCGTGCCAACCATCGCCAATCGCCCAGTTTTGCTTTTGAGACGACTGAGCAGCGAATTTTGAAACCACTGCGCAACAAGATTGCGCTGATGCGCCGTGCGCGTATTGTCAAAATCAAGCAGATCGTCGGGAACAATCAAATCGGCACGGCCGCCGATGACACTGCCTCCCGTTCCATACGCCGAAATGGTGGGATGCAGTCTTCCGGCAAACGGCTTTCCGTCTGGCGCAATGCTCCACTCGGTTGTAGTCCACGCCATGCCTTGCGCCTGCTGAATATCTGGAAACGCGCCACGCCACGCGGCGCTTTCTATCATTGCGCGAATACTTACGCTTCTCTTTTCTGCGACCGACCCAGACACCGAACCAATAATTACATTTCTTTCCGGGTAAAAACTGATGTAGCACCCGACGTATGCCGATAATACCCAC